CCTCCCACGTCCGCAGACCATGTGCATGGTCTTCCAGAAAATACGCAATTTCTTCTGCGTTGCTGTCGTCCAAGGTTCCATCCCTGAAACACTTAGCCCAATGCTCAAGGCTGTCGATAAGGCTCGAAGAACCGTGAGCCGCGGTCTTTGTTGCTTTGCCTACGATATACGCAGCGCGGAGCTCGTTCTCGATAACTTTAAAGTCATCCAGATACATTGTGATGGCGGGGTTGGCGTCCTGATGTGTGATCAGGTCGTCATAATCTACACCAGCGCATTTAGCGATATATCTGGTGCGTTCGTTAGCGTTAAATGTCATAGCAATCTCCCGTAGCTACCATTGATATTCGTAGTTATAATTATATTCGGCATCCAATGAGTGCCACGCCTGCTCATAAGCATAATCCCAGTTTGTGTGGTAGCCAGTGGCTAGGTCATCATCGGCAATACATTTTGCCCAATGATCCAGACTAGGCTCGTGGTCAAGTGGTAATTCTTCCATAGCAATCTCCCGTAGCTATATGTATACGATTTATCCCATATACTACATAAATAAAAAGTTGTCAATGGCGAACTTCATCATCGTCGATAGCGTCTTGGTAGTGTGCCGCGAGCTGCGCTCCGCTGGCCATAGACGATGTAATCATGCCCATAGCTGTTGAAACGTCGGGTGAGGATAGGATGATACGAAAGACAAGCGCGGTCATTGCGCCGCCAAGCGCGGCTCCCGCGTCTAGATTACCGGCTTCAAAGTCATCTAAGACTTCGTTGATCATTTCACCGGCTAGATCGAAGTCTTTTTCAATCTTACTCATCCGCGTTGTATCCTTTTCCAAGCTGCGATCACGTTAAGTGATGCGTCAACAGCGTCTGGCGAGAACTCGCCTAGAGATGCGATCCGTGATGCGTGGAGATCGACTGCTGTATTTACCAGCGTCAGGGCTGTTTGCCAGTCCATTTCACGCACCTTATCTTGAATTATATCTGATCTATTCATTGTTGTCTCCTTTCAAAAATATTTCATTTAAGGTCTTACCTTTATTCTTATAAATAAGAACACGCGCATAACTTCCAGAAATTCCATAAGCCGCTCCAAGCTCCTTAGATGTCCGATAAGTTTTGTTTCCGACTACATATTTGTAATTATTTTTGCGTGGCACTCGTGCGCGGTGCGAAATTTCAGGGGACAGGACATCGTCCCAGTCCCAGCCTTTCTTTAACCGTGCTTTTAGTGTTCGTGCTTTGATGCCGAGTTTTTCACTAAAATAGATGCAGGCCTGCCGTTCGCTATCAAAGGTTTTGCCTTTGATTGTTATGCTGTTCATGTTGGGGTGTAGGAAGCGGTTTTTCGGCGTAGGCTCAAGTCCAACCGCTTGTTCTGGCGTGTAGCCCTTGTTTAATCGTTGCCGCAGGGTGCATAGAACCATCCCATAATGTTTGGCGGCATCTGTGCTACACTTGAAAGTTTTTCCCTCAATGGTAATTGGGACAAAAGTTTTTTGTTCGCGGTAATCTTCGGGTGGATCGACTAAGTCTACCGCCTGTTCTGGCGTCCATCCACGTTGTAACCTGTTCCTAAAACTGGACACACTCACCCCGTAATGTTTAGCGGCGGCATTTATGGTGGGAAATGTCCGGCCATCTACTTTAACGCTTACATATTTCCCGTTATTTTTAAGATCCGTGCTGTAGTTTCCGCGCAACAGGTTGTAGCCGTGAGGGTGAACCGTGTTTAATTTATCTATCCACTGGTGTTCTTTTTTGGATAAGTCTTTGCGGTCTTTGGCTGTGTCTAAAACGGAAAAAATGAAGTTATCTTCGCCGTAGACGCGAATAGCCTCTTGTAAGCTGTTCTTGCTCCCCCGCCCGCGGCGAGCGGCACTCAGGTGCGCTGACTTTCTTTTGTTTAGGCAAAGAGCCGCCCCTACATATTGCATCCCATTTACAGAATTTGTAGCAAGGTACACAAGCATAGTCGTTCTCCCGTAGTGCATAAGATACCTCCCATATAATATAAATGACAACATATTGTCAACAGGAAAAAGAAAACCCCCAGAGAGGCATGACTCTGGGGGTTTTCACTACGGGAATGTAGAACTTGGGGGCTCTACAAAGCTGAATATATACGATTGTATGGGAAATGCAACATATAAATAGGCAAAAAAGATGTTTTTTTTCAATAAATTCTCTATAAACTAAATTTCATGTACAAAGCTGTCGAAGCCGGAAAAATGGGTGAGTTGATTTGTCTGCTTCGGTTGATGAAGCTGGGTATTACATGTGAGATCGTTCACATGGAGACCACGGACATTGTCGCCAGTACAGAACAGGGGCTTTTACGCGTTCAGGTCAAGTCCAGCCAATACAAAAGAAATCACAGCGGGCAGGGGTATCAGTTTTCTTTAGCGCATGGCGGGAAGAAACGGCCACTGACAGAAAACGAATGCGACATCGTGGCGTTTGTTGCTCTGGATAGAGAGCGGGTAATTTTTAAAAGAGTGGGATGTTTAAAGGGGCAGATAACCAAGCGGTTTCTGCCCCAAAAGTTTGATAGAGATGATTTAGAAGCGCGGTCGTGGGATAAATGCCTAACGCTATAACCGGCCTTCGTAGATAGCTGCTTCCAGTTCTTCATCAGACATATTATCAAAATCAAGGTCCGTGAACCGCGATTTATGCTTCGGTTTCTTCTTTTTAACCAGTGTTAATTTTGGCTTCGTAGGCCGCACTATTTTTTCTGCGGGGTGTTCCAGTAGTTCTAGGGTCGTGTATTTATGTCCACACTCTAGGCACTTTCTATTCCGACGGATTGTATTATTTTTAGGTCGGCTATTATATACTTTACTTTTCCCCTCACACTTCGGGCAAATCACATTGCTCTCCCTGACAGCATTCGTTGATATAAAGTTTGCACACGGCGCATTGCACATGACCGTGCACTTCGACTGGTGGTAAATTTGTCCGACAGCGCGGGCACTGGTTGTTGTTTAGCAGTTCTTGCACTTTACCGGCGTCACCAAAAGGTTTAGGGGGATAGTTCAGCTCTCTATTCTTCACCATCTTCCAATTCCCCTGATCCGCCACAAAGCTCGCACTCTAACAACCGGTCTTCAAGCCACCCGCCCCGCCAAGACATTGGGGAGGACACTGAGACTTCATACTCACATTGTCCCTCCCCGCCGCACTCAGGGCAAGTTTTCATTTCACCAAAGTGAGCTTTTGTTTTGACTTCTTATAATGTTTATCATAATGAGCCTTTACCCGATCAGGGTTGCTTTTTGCCCAGTCGCGCTTGGAACAATATTTAGAGCAATAGACGCGCTGAAGACCCGTGAGCCGCGTACTACAATGCTTGCAGTTTTTACGGCCGTTCTTGCGCTTTACTTTTGGCTCTTTCGCCCCTTCCGGAGTGAACTCGAACGCCATTTCCCCGTCAGGGGTAAAGTGGACATTGTCCGGTATTTTAGCGGTTTCGGCGTCGTCAAGTTGAGCTTCAACCAAAAGGCCGTAGGCCGCGAGCCGTTTCATAGCAGGCGTCGGCTTCATGCCGTGGTCTTCGGCGTCACTTAAAACATCGCCGATAGTTGAAACGAGTAGTTTTGAATAGTCCATTCTAATCTCCCAATTAAATGTGTAAGACTTATCCCATACCACTAATAAAAAAATAGGTCAACCGAAAAAGGTTTTTACTTTATCGCGTTTGTTTAGCCGTTTTTTATGTCGGTTTGGGCGGCGGATACGTTTTTTAGCCACATGAGCTAAAATTTGTTTAGCCATTTGGCTTTGCTACCTTGTAGACTTCCCACATAATCCGAAGCTGACCACTAATTGTGCGGCCTTCTGCTTTGGCTATTTTACGAATTTGATCGTATACCTCAATCGGTACAAGAACAGATTTCCATTTAGTTATGTCCATAAAGAGCTCCTACATATGGCATTTGTAAGCGAATATATAGGAGAACATACGGAAATACAAGCAGAAAAACGGCTCTGAACGGGCACAGAACCGTAGTTTAGGGAGAAAGTATGAAAACGTATGCTTTATTTTTTGACTTGGTACAAAATAAGCAGCATCAGAACGATTTGGATAGCGTCAATCCAAGGTACTCCGAACCCGTTTGCCATATTACACCGCCTCTCCCCAGCTAGGACCGATTTCGATGTCACATTTACTGGGTACTTCCAATGGTACAGCATTTTCCATTATGTTGGCAACTCTTTCCGCATCTTCTTTACTTTTCACCGACATGGCAATCTCATCATGGATTTGAATGAGCGGAACAAAGCCCTCTTCATACAAATTAACCATAGCTTGTTTGGTCATGTCCGCCGCAGATGCTTGGATTAACCGGTTCAAAGCTTTGTATGTGTAAGCCCGCTTGAGCCGCGTAGTCTCTCCATACTCTTGCACCGCTTCGCGGTAAGGCAAAGCCTTATTCATGGCAAAGGTGTCTGGCTCCCACAGATCAAACCGGCACTTGCGGCCTAAGATAGAGTGGACGGAGCCACTGCTACTGCGGTCGTTCAAGCGTTTCTGAACGCCGTTCATCAGACCTTTAACGAACGGGACACGTTCATGGTATTGCTTAACCAGACTTTTGGCCTCTTCAACGTCAATGTCTAGCTGGTCGGACAATTTATTCACGCCCATGCCGTACATCATGCCTAGGTTAATTGTTTTCGCTTGCTTGCGCGGGATATCCGCCATTTCTGCAACCATCGTATGAAAATCCATATTAGGATCGTGTCTATAAGCATTAACAAACTCCTCTACACCAGCCATCTGCATTCCGCGGGACTTGCCGTATACATGTGCATAATGAACCAAGATGCGCGGTTCCTGTTGTGAGAAGTCAATGGCTGCCCACTGCTCCCCTTCTTCTGGCAAGAACAGGCTCCGGATCATAGGTCCTAGTTCAGGGTCGCGGGCGGGGATTTGCTGTAAGTTTGGGTTTGACATTGAAATGCGCCCCGAAACCGTACCGCCATCGTCTGATCTTATCTGGTTTATGTGCCCATGAATGCGGCCATCAGACCGGCAGTGTTTCATAATCGTGTTAATAAACGTGCCGCTGGTCTTGTTTAGGTTTCGGGCCTGCACGATTAGCTGTGCCAGTTCATGCGGGTGGTCGGACAGAAACGATTTGGTAAACGACGGCGCGTTCTTTTCTGTTTTAGGATATGGAATACCCAACCCATCAAATGCAACAGCGATAGATTTTGCCGCCCAGAGCTCTACGTCTCTTCCCGCCACGTGCTTTATCTGTTTGACAATTTCTTTTTCTTTTTTGATAAGCGCGTTGCGTGTTCTTTCAACTCTGTCCTGATCAATGCGGACACCGCGCCACGTCATGTCGATCAGGCACGGTAACAGTTGAAGCTCCAGCTCTGCGATCTGCCACAAGTTTTCTTTCGTTAACTGTGTGGACAAGTAATTCCAAAGCTCTAGCGTGATTTCCGCGTCGTTCTGTGCGTAAGGCCCGACATACATCGCGGGCATCTTCCACATCTCTGCTTTTGGGTCGAGCCCAAACTCGCGGGCAGCCTCTTGCAAAGTTTTCTCTGTTTTGATTTTACCAAGCAGCTCGTAACACAAAGAGTTTAGGCTATAGCTAAATCTGTTCTCATCCAGCAATGAAGCGATCAGCATTGTGTCAATTATCTTGCCGTTTAAAACAAACCCCATCCGGCGTATCCAACCCGCATCATATTGCGCGTTGTGCATGATCTTGTCCGCAGGGCATTCAAAAACTTTTTTAAGCCACTTGTTAACAATCCGCTCATCGAGATTACCGCCACCAAGGTGCCGGATTGGAATGTATCCCGCCCAGTCAGCAACGGCGATTGCATAACCCACCACCTCACCATCACCGGTCGGCCATCCGGGCCCGTTGGTTTTGATATTGGGGTCGCGGGTTTCCACGTCAATAGCAATTTGCTTTGCCTCGAAGATGTCAGGCAACTCTGCGGGTGGAACCCATTCACTCTTGGGTCCGAACATTGTCATCTGTAACCCCATTAAAAAAGCTCAGTATCGGAAATAAGGTTTTCGCCGCCCAACGCAGCATAACCGCAAATGTCGATCCACGAGTCCTCGTGGTCTGTTTTCATCAACCTTGCGGCCTTAACCATGATCATACAGAGCACAAACTGTTGCTCCGTAACCTCTGTTCCCAAAACAACAGACCAAAGCTTTGCTATGTCCTGAAAGTTTTTATGAGCATCACCATAATCTTTTGCACGGTCGCCGTTAATTAAATCTCCGGCGGTGTCTAAAATTTCTTCTCTGTTCATATGAAATAAGCCTTTGTTGTGTCTTCGGGTTCAACTAAGAAAAGATTTTTCTTAGTTCTGGTTACGCCTACATAAAAAACTCTATGTATGTCGTCGGGGGAAGTTTCGGCTGCTTTAGCCGCAGCGGGGGATAAACCGGTGAATAGTACCACATTGTCGGCTTCGCCGCCTTTAGAGCCGTGGATCGTGGACACATTTATACGGGGTTCGGCGTTAAATTTCTCACCTCTCCGCAACAGAGCCGTGATGTACGCGCGTTCGGTACTAGGCAGCTTATCCATTGCAGTATGCCAGACACAGTTATAAATGTAGTCCATAGTGTTTGCTACGGGAACGAATTTAATAAGGCCGTGATCCGCGATCAGTTCATCGAGTGTCACCATATCATCATCGTCAAGCGCGGGTAATTTTTTAAAACCCCTCTTGACTCTGTCTCCAACTGACATATAACTGTACACGGTTCGTGCGGCCTTGCCCGTAATTTGTTTACCCCTTCTTAACTGTTCCCAGCCATTGACTGCCTCACTCAGGCTTTCAGACACAGATCGTCTACCGCGGTAACTGAACAAATGGCCACGGCTTTTTAGCTCTTGTTGGATTTCAGTTAGGAAGTACGACGCTTGCGCCAGCACGAGCCACGATCCCTCCGAAAAATCCACAGAGCCGGTATCGGCGATACGCTCAACGCGCCCACTGTCTGGTCGCGGCAGGTAGTTTTTAGGAACCCGTTTTGCGATCCGGCGGACAATGCGTTCTGCTAATGGGTGCACTGTAGACGGAACTCTATAGGATTGCTCTAGAACCTCGTACCCGCCATTCAGCCCGATAAAGTGTTCAACGTCTGCGCCCGCCCATTTGTAAATCGCTTGGTCGTCATCTCCGGCGCAATATATTTTATTAGAATGCTGTTCTAAAACGTGGGCGACATCCCACTGTAAGGGTGACAGGTCTTGCGCTTCGTCAATAAATGTAAGCGCGAGCCGTGGGCAGAACTGCGCGGCGTCTCGTACAAACACTTCTAGCATATCGGTAAAGTCATAAAGCTGGAACCTATTCTTGTATTCCATTAGCGCGTCGGCGATATACTTTGTGGTGTTCCACGGGTAATCTATATTGCTTTGATCATACTGCTCTTTAAGAGTCACCTTACGTAATCGTGCAAGATTGATCAGGTTGATGACGGGGTTATTGTCTTTTTTTAGGTCAAACACGTCCTCTCCAGACAGGCTTGATTTATCGACGTTAAGGTCGAACCCCAAGGCGTTACCAAGCTCTGCATAATGCTCTGGCTGCATAACCTGATCCTGCCGGATGCCCGATAGGCGAAGCGCAAAGCTGTGCAGAGTACGGAACCAAGGCAACTGCGACGGCTCTAAATTAAACCGCTTGCATGCGCGATCTGTGGCCTCATTAGCGGCCTGTTTGGTGAAGGCAAAGTAACCAATTAGAGACGGGTCTACGCCCTTGGATAGGGCTTCGTCTACCATGTTTAACAGCGCGGTTGTTTTACCGGTTCCGGGGGGACCGTAAATGCGAAAGATTTTAGTTTCCATGTTCTTCGTCCGTTATGTCTTCTATGTTAGCCATAAACTTAATAAACACGGGGGTCTCTTCTCCCACCCACGCGCCAACTACATTGAACCACATAAACTCTACCGCTTCATCGAATTCCATACGGTCACGCTCACACAAGATTGCCACGCATTTATCAAAATCATATGCAATAACATCGGGCTGTGCCGCGCGGTGGCATAAACCTACAAAGGCGTCGTTAAATCCATCTGCTTTTAACATTAGAAAGGTGCCTCCCCTTGTCCTCCAAATTTAGGTGTAGTGAATTCTATATCCATGCTTTCATAAGCGGGTATCTGCCACACTCGTACTGGTCGGCCTTTAATTTTCAAAACTTTGCTGTCTCCACCCATGTCCCTTAAACGCTGGGCTATCTTATAAGGCTTATACTCGAAAAATTTATTACGCTTCAGGTAAGCCTCAAAATCTTTTAGGCGGAAAAAAGTTAAATTTGTTTCGTCATCTGTCCACGGCCGCTTCAGCAATATTTCTTCTTTATCTTTTGCCTTTTGCATATGGGCGCAAAACTCTTCCAGATAATCGTAAAACTGGCCGCTAGTGCTTGCTTCTATGGCCACGTCTATTATCGCGCTCTCATTAGCTTTCATTTCATTCATCAAGCCACTAATACGTACTTCCCACGCCTGCTTACTTAACGTGCGGGGCATACTGTTTAATTGCTCCATGCAGGCCTTCTGAAACGCGGTCTGGTTCATCAGCCCTTCTGTGTCCAGCTCTAAGGGCTCGCCGTTCACATCTACAAACCACACTGGTGGGATAGAGTTATACTTTCGCAAATTAGCTATAGTAGCCCCTTGTATGGCGGAACCCACGCCATGCTTCCTTGTTTGGCACAACTCTTTATTACAGTGCGCGTTAATCGGGGAGTCCGAACAACGGTAGGTGTAATCTTTCTTTTGTAGCTGCTTGGCAACAATGTTGACCTCGTTCAACGGCAGCGGCGGCTCAAGATACATCATGTTGTACGTTAGGATTTCTGTCTCCCAGCTATCTGGGTAAGCCTTGCGTAGATACACGCCTAAATTAAACAAGCCGTTATTACGCCCACCCTCGCTAATTTTATTCTTGGTAAGAAACTGCAAACAAGGCGGGGCGTCTTTCATCGAGCCGCCTTCTACCTCTTCGCTTATCTGTAACTTTAAAATCTGCTCGGGGGTCTGCTTGTGCGCTTCATATAGCTCAAAGAACTCATCGAGCGTGGCAGAAGTACCGTCGTCTTTTATGGCATAACGCAGGCCTTCTTCCGCATCGTAATAAGGTAGGTTCAGGAAGTTACCTACGTCGTCCCTGTCTAGGTGCAGTTTCACCTGCTTTGGAAATATCTCGCTGCCGCCGTAACCAAGCGCCGCAGACACCTGCTTTAGGGTATCCTGCATCTCTTTTGCATCCACCCACGCAGTGGTAAACAAAAAGCAATGTGCCCCGCCGGATTTTGACCGGCAGACAACCAACGGAAGTTTTAGCTTCCGGATTTTTTCTACAAGCAACTTGTGATCAAGCGGATACTGGTCAACGTCGATACAACCCCAAACACATTGGTTGTCTTCGTTAATAGGTATAATTCCTATACCCCGCCCTTTACCAGACAGGTGGCCTTCCCACAGGTCCGTGGTCCGTGGTTCGCGCACGATAGCCGCACGTCCGGTGTTCTTCCCGTTCGCTTGCTTTTTTTCTACTTTATATGTGCCGTAGGCCAATTGCAGGCCGTTAAATATGGCGGAAAACTTTTCTACTGACATGATGCCCCCAAAAAGCAAAAGGGGTGACGTTAAAGCGTTATAACGTCACCCCAATTGGTTAGAACGGTACGTCGTCGGAGAAGCTGTCCCCGCCCGCGTTTTCGTCCTGATGCTTTACAACAACTTCGCCGTCCATAATGCTTTTCGCAAAATCTTTAGCACGGTTGTAGGTGGACACATCTTCGACTGGGCCAACACGGCTCATTTCCCACCCGTGCCAGCTACCCTTGCTGTTTTCTTCAAGGGTTGTTTTCAAGTTGTACACGTGGCTAAAACGTGGCGGTGTAAACGGCCCATTCTTGCCTTGCAGCGTAAGTGAGGAAATCATGCTGTTCCACTTGCGTGATTTCTTCAACTGTGTTGATTTCATCGCAACAAGAGCTGTTTCCAGCGAGCCGTCATCATGTACGACGATGACATAATGCTGATGCGTTTCTTCGATGTACTGGCCAGAGCCGTCTTGTACATATTCACGGTTGTCGCCGGGATCGCGCTTGGTTTCGGGCTTCTTTTCTCCGGGCGAATAAATCGCTACCGGTGCGCCCGTTCCCTCGCCCAGTGGGGCCCATTGAATGAACCGGCGCTGGTAGGCAACCGGAATGACGTTAAGCCCGTCCTTGCCCTTTGAAACGAGCCCAGAGACGGTATTGTAAATGTCGCCTTTACGCGCTTCCTCTAAGTTGTCCAATTCTTTACTCATGCCGCCCAAAATCTTTAGGAAGGGTAGCGCAAGATCGTCTTGACCCATATTTTCGAGACCGACGCCTGCGTCTGCCTCAAACATAGTAGGATCGAATTGAATTATTTCAGCAGACTTAGCTTCTGCAACTTCTGTTTTCTTTTCAGCCATTTTATTTACTCCTCTTAATGATGGCACGTTGTCCGACGTATGCTCCAAATAACTCCATTGGGAAGTCGTCACCATTCTCAACACGTTCCTTGACAAAGGCACGAAGCGTCGAGTGATGGATACCCGTGTCTTGCTCCGCAAAATAACCCTCCTTTTCCGCAAAGGCTTTGAAGGCAGACGCTTTATCGTCTTCCCCTCTGCCAAACGTACAAGCAACGGTATTCTTAATGATGTCGTCATACCCGTTCTCCCGAAGCCAGTCATAAGCGGCCGGACGATTGTCCACGAGGATGTTCGCCCCGTAGGTTGGCTTGACTGAGATTTCAGAACCGTCATCAAGCTTCATGCTGGTCAAACCGATTTCTGCCAGCATTGTCGGCAAGTCTTCATCCGTCATCTTCAGCAAAGCACGTTTCTCCTCCTTGAGTTTTTGCTCAAGTTGGGCTACGCTTTCTTCTTGATCTCGGATTGCTCTTGCCATTCCAGCGACGGTAGTCAAGTCGCTCTGGTCCAGTTTTTCAACTGATGAAGCCAGCTTTTCTTCAAAGTCAGCTTCCATTTGGTCAAATATATTGCTCATCGCAATCTCCTTTTTTAAAGACACGTTTCCGGTCTTGACTCCACGTATATATTCTTATATGTTCGCATAGTCAAGGAGAAAGTTATGCGGGATTATAAATTCAAAACAAAACCATTTGATCATCAAATGACGGCCTTAAAAGATTCGTGGGCCGCGGACTATTACGCGCTGTTTATGGAGATGGGCACGGGTAAGTCAAAGGTGGCTATTGATACGATTGGCGCTTTATATGAAGCCAAGCAAATCAACGCGGCCTTGATCCTAGCGCCTAAAGGCGTGTATGACAACTGGGTTCAAGGGGAAATACCTACGCACTTGCCTGATGACATTAAGCGCAGTGTTGTGCGGTGGACGCCATCTACTTCAAAAACTTTTCAGGAAAACATGAAGGCGCTGGTATATGACGCTTTTGACGGCATAAAAATATTTGTTATGAACATTGAAGCGTTGTCAACGCCGCGCGGCACCCAAGTCGCATACGCCTTTCTATGCAAAAACCCAGCTAATATTATGATCGTGGACGAAAGCACTACGATTAAAAACCGCAAAGCTACGCGCACTAAAAACATTTTAATGCTGGCAAAAGACGCTAAGTATAAGCGCATCCTGACGGGGTCTCCTGTTACTAAGTCCCCAATGGATTTATTTAGCCAATGCTCGTTCTTGTCTCCGGACGCTTTGGGGTTTAATAGCTACTATTCTTTTCAAAACCGGTACGCGCTTGTTCAAAAGCGCACGATGGGGTCTCGTGCTTTTCAGGAGATCGTCGGTTACAGACGGTTGGACGAACTCAACCTGAAGCTGGACTCTTTTAGTAACCGCATTTTAAAAGAGCATTGTCTTGACTTACCCGATAAGATGTACATCAGAAGAGACGTGGCGCTGACAGATGAGCAGAAACGTGTATACACTCAGATGAAAAAGCTTGCGCTGGCCAAACTGGAAAACGGCGAGCTTGCGACAACGGCGAGTGTTTTGACGCAGATCATGCGCTTACAACAAATATGTTGTGGTTTCTTACAGCCTGACGAAGGAGAAATCCAAGAGCTGGATAACAATCGGTTAAAGGAATTAATGGAAGTAGTAGACGAGTTACAGGGAAAAGCTATCATTTGGGCGACGTATACACACGACATCCAACAGGTATCTTCGGCCCTGCGCGATCGCTTTGGGCCCGAAGCGGTCGCAACCTATTACGGAGCTACGCCGCAAGATGAGCGGCAAGAGATTGTCAACAAGTTTCAAGATAAAGACAGCTCGCTTCGTTTCTTTGTCGGTCAACCGCGGACAGGGGGCTACGGGATCACCCTGACCGCGGCTAACACGATGATATATTACTCCAACAGCTATGATTTGGAAATAAGATTACAGTCCGAAGACCGTGCCCACCGGATAGGTCAAGAGAATAAAGTGACGTATATTGACCTTGTGTCGCCCAGAACCATTGACGAAAAAATACTAAAAGCTTTGCGTGGCAAGATCGACCTTGCCGGAAAAGTTCTGGGCGAAGAGGTTCGCGACTGGTTGGTCTAACGCACCCTGCGGAACATGCTGCCGATACCTTGTTGTACTACGCCGCCTTTAGCGAAAGGTACGGAGTATGTTCCGGTTATAGCGCCTGTCGCCGGGTTATAACCCGGAGCAAACCGGCCCGGCCCAATTGGAATATCAAACTGCCCTACCGGAGGAGCTGATAACTCCACGTTATTTATAGGAGTTTGTGGCGCAGCTATAGTTGGCATACTAATTCCAAACAGCCCTGAAGGAGGTCCCGGCAAACTAGCTGTGGTCGGGTTTACATTTTGTGCGGGCTGAACGGACGATTTAGTTTGGGCAAACTGTCCTGCGGCTAGCTGGTTTCTGAAATCCCCGACCACGTCCGGAAGATCTTTTGTCGCAAGCGATCGCGCTGCCGCAGCTTGAATGCTGGCCAAAACATCTGCTTTTGTTGGCCCGGGTGCGGTTGGCGAGGTTATCGCTGAAGGCGCGACACGATTAGTCGCCATAATACCTGAATGCGCGGCACGATTAGTCGCCATAACATCTGATCTCATCCGGTTAGAGTTATCCCTGTACCGCTCCTCTACTGTCATAGACCGATCTTGATTACCTGAATTACTATTAGAATCACCAAAACCGTGCGAGGAGTGCCCCTCAGACTCACTTCCGGGGCCATCAGCCCGGCCGCCCGCGGCCAAGTGTCTTACCGCGCCGCCGTCGGCCATAAGCGCAGTTCCTTGCTGACGGATCATGCCAGAGGCAATATCGTTGGGGAACAGAGACGCATACTGTTGACGGTTCACCGGTCCGCTGGCCGCGGGCGGTGGTGCCACGGGTGTGGCCGACGCAAGAGTGCTGGTGGGAGGTGCAACTCGTTGCGCCGGAACTGGTTGTGGTGCGGGCATAGCTGTTGGTGTGACAGAGCTTACAGACATGCCTCGTGGTGTAGGAATTGGCGTCGTGCGACCTGTCCCGACATCTTCGTCTTCTCCAGCTTCTCTAATAACAAACGGTAAATTTGCACCAAATATTTTAAACCCGTTATCCTCAAATATGGCTCGTATCTTTCCGCGTTGCCTAGATACTTCTTTTTCAGTTTTTGGCGAATCTATAAGAGCCGCAGCCATTTTTGGATTTTTAAAAACCAAAGCTTGCATTTCTGCTCGTTTAGAGGCGGGCGCATTTTTAAATAAATCCAAAATAAAGTTTTTACCAAATCCCGCAGCACTAATCGAAGCCGTGCCTCCGGTGCCTCCAGTTAGGCCTTGATAAACCTTTGTGCCTCCAGCAAGACCCATCATACCTAAATAGAAATCAAAAATAGGACCAGATTGTTTAATTAGCTCCGGATCATCTAAATTTCCAGCGGCATCCGCAGCGGCTAACTTTACCATTTGATTAGATATAGTTCTAATTCTGCGTATCTGCTGCTCATCCATTATACCATAGCTCTCGGCTAAATCTACTAAAGAGCGTTTGCCTGCGCCCTGTCCGGGCAATGGTGCAAAAAGTGTTCTATGAAAAGTTATAGGATCGTATGTTTTACCTTCTATGCCCGATTTCATTGCAGCGTGTTGAAGAATAGCGTTTAAGTACCCCTCTTGAACACCTTTCGATATTTTCTGTTGCTCTTCAAAAGGTAACAATTTTCCGTCAGGACCTTTAAACTTAACACTGGTCAAACGAAACAATCTTCGTAAACCACCAACAGGGTCTGCTAGTTGAGCGTTTTTAGGTGTAAAGTTTAGGGCTTCGCTAATAGCCATTGTTGGAGAAGTGTTACCAATCAATGCCGCTAAATAGCTTTGTTTGTTCGCAAGATCTCTTCCAAAAGATTTTCTAGCATCGTAAGCTTCAAAGGTTCGTTGAGCACTTACCACATCATTTAAATCACTTTTTAAATTTGGAAACCGGTCTAATAAATCAGCGTTGTCTCTTTTAAAAGCTTCTAAAGCAGCGGCGTTTACCTGCCCTGTTTCAAAGTTCATAACTTTTTTCTGCGCCGCTCTAACGGCACCTTCCATTAAGTTATTAAGAGTTGTGAACACACCGGTTGCACCTTCAAACCCTTGCTCAACGGCAAACTCAGCTACGCCTTGTAACTCTTGAATACGTAGGTCTGTAACGTCCGGGTTTCCTCTAACGAATTGTTGAGTTAACAATTCTACAGGTATTCGATTTGCACCCATTGCAGTCTTTGCACGAGCTTTGCCTGCAATAGATCGTGTCCATACTTCGTTTAGTGCGAAAGAATAAGCTCTAGCGAGATCGTAGGCTTTGTTTGCCCCGTCAGGAACGCTGTTTAAATCATCTAAAATAGCTTCGGCGATTTCTCCAAATTGGCGAGCTTGGTTTGCAGTGCCCAGTTTAGTTGTCGCTCCAGAATACAAGTTTACTGCGTCATTGCGTACTTCTCTGCGAAGTTTAACTAGTTCAGTGGCGCTCACTGGTTCAACGCGAGAAGGGTCTAATCTAGCTTGCTCTAACTCTAAAAGCTTCTTTTTAGCTCTAGCTACTTTAAGATAGTTTTCTTTTTCGGTCCCTTTAACGGAAAAAGTTGTAGGTTCCATGTCCCCGGCACCCGTTTCAGGGTCTCTTAGATTAAACCTAGGATCTCCTTTAAAGTTACCGTTTTCTAAACCAGCGATTAATTCGTCCATACGGTTTATTTGAGCCTGAAGGGGCTGACCGCTAATGTTGTTCTCTATTTGAGTTCTTATTAAAGAAACAGGGCCGCTGTCTTGTGCGTCTACGCTTGCTATAATATTGTTTTGTTCTTTAATACCATCACGAATATCAAGCCCTAAACGTCTTTTCATGTCTTGAACAGTTTTGTATAATTCAGGGGCCGAATCAATAAACTTTTTTTGATACCTCGGCAACAAATCGTTAAACACCTCATCATATTTAAGTATGAAAGCAGGCGTAAAATCAGTGTCAATAATATCTGCGGGCTCAAAAACGGTAAATCCGCCAACGTCTTTCCAAAGTTTTCCTTCCATTCGTCTAGCAATTTCTAACTGTGTGTCAAGAGTATCGGCAAGTTGTGTTGCAAATATTTTTTGAGATTGAGGCCGTGCGTTTGCTTCGTCACCGGTGAGAAGACGGTTACGAGCGGCGACCCTTGCATCCACGGCAAGAGTGAGCCGCCTTTGCAGTAAATCAGTAAACATGTTCTTTCTTAAAATAGCTGCGGTCCGCAAAGCTTCTGGAGAACCGTCTGAATTTAATCCATCAATCCATTTTTCAAAAAAACTTTTTGCCTGCCGGTGAGATACTTGACGAGCAGCAGCTAAATCAGGGGTTTCTCCCGCCATCTTAGCTTCAAGTTGCATAATAATACCGGTGTTGTCGTCAAGCCTTTGACCCGCGGTAAAATCAACATCAGGAAAAATTTCTTTCAAAATAGCGTTTGTTTCGGGACTGTCTAAGTCGGCCATCATGCCTTCGTAGTTACCCTCGTTTTTTATGTATAGCTCTTTAATTCTGGTAAACAGCTTCTCTTGTTTGCCCGTCATCATCTTTTCAAGAAATTTGTCGCTTTCATCGCCACTGCTTCTAATGCCAGCTACAGCTTTAGGCAAAAGTCTTCCAAAAGAAGAAGCAAAAGTCATGCCGCCTAATAGCTCAAAACCAAGTCTAGGGCCTGTTTGACCGGGATAAACGTCTTCAGCATATCCCGCTCCTACTGATGCGCCACCAACGGCAACACCTTCGGCTCCTATGGTCAACCCCGCTCCTGTTTTAGAACCTTTTGCAAGTCCCCCCATGTCTTCAATCATTTTTTCTAAAGTAGCTGTAAAACGAAGAGCCGCGGGCCGCGGTGCGTCTTCCGTTAAATTAGCTATGACGTTTCTTGCGGCAGAGCTAGTAGCTTTACTCATTAAAAATGGAAATTGAATACCGGCTGCTCCGCCGCCTCCAGTTCTTGCCATTTCATGGGCATACTTGTGGCCCGGAAGAATTACTTGATCCGGTCCCAAGGCAAGCTCTTCTAAAGAGTCTGCTCCCTCGTACAATAACATACTGCCCGCAATGAAAGCGGCGGCGGGCGGTGCGGCTCTTAGCACTAATCCCGGCACAGACTTAGGGGGTGTACGAAAAGTTCTAGCCGCCGTAGCTTTTGCCGCTTCAACCCCCGCGGCTACACTAGGAGCAGTTTTTAGAAACTCACCTAGACCACTGCGAAGTAAGGAGCCGGGTTCGGCGTTACTAAAAAAAGCAGATACCGCATCGTCTGTGTTAAAAAAAGCTTTTCTCTGTTGAGCGTTTAAATCCCGAATAGGTACTTGTGTTTCAACACCGCTGGAATCTAATACGGGCAACGTATAGTTTGGACTAAGTTTGTCAAAAAAACCTGCTGTTCCGTTTTTCATACTTTCCAAAGTTAAAAAATTTGGATCATCAGCTACTTGTGTTGCAAAATCTTGTTGAAAAGTTCCCACTAAATCTGCCGCAAAAGCGTTAGGAGCATCCTCGCCAAACTGTAACCGGAAATCGTCAATATATTCCGGAGTTACTATTACTTTATCTATTTCTAAATCAGACACGTAAAGCTCCTAAGGTCCGGGTGGAAATTGACTCGCACGAGGTAAAGTGCTCGTGACTGTCGGTGTAATATTTGACGAGGTTGAAACCGCACTTGTTGCTCCACCCGGCCTCATATTTGTTTCAAACGCCACAATAGCCGCTGTGTATTCTGCAATCAACTGGCGTAAATCTCTCTCTGCTGTTCTGGCTATTCCATAGTCTTTGGGGGATAAGGACCCTGCAACCTCGTCGTGCATTTGTAAATCGTCAAGAGCATTGCTATAATTTAAAGCTAAACTGTCTCTGGTCTTTTTCAAAGATGCTAAAGCGCCTTGGTCCGAGGAAAACCCGCCGGGTCTAAAGCCTTTTACTAAACTCTCTAAACCTTGAACGTCTAATTTAAATATGCGAGTATCTGGACGGAAAGTGGCAATAGTTCGTCTAGCCAGTTCGTCTAGTTGCACATCTGCCGAAGTAGTCAAAAGAGATTCTTCACCAGCATAACCGGGTCCAATGCCTATTTTACCAAATTGATTCGCAAAAGCATTGGCAACACGGTCCACGGTGCTTGTAAAGCCGGTCGCTTGAGTTAAATCGGCACCAATGTCTATAATAAAGGTTCCGTCAGCTAAAGCTCTTTCGATGTTAACCTTTTTGGTGACGGGATTAATAAGTGGGACATCTTGACTCGGCAACAAACGAGTTTTTTCAGCCCTCGTTAAGCCTAACGTGTTTAACGGAACAGGGGATTTACCCCCAGCAAGAACCCGCGTTTTAATCTTGTCTACAACAAATGGTGGCAGAGCGTTTTTCTGAGCTCTTCCAGTTGCGTCTGTGGTAACTTTTGTAAACGCTGCGAATTGAGCTTCCAATATCGGGTCATCTGCTCCGTCCGCATAGGCGTCTAGTGCCAAAGTATCTGTGCCCGGAACCTTTGCCGTTACAAAATAGTTAAGGGCTTTTCCAGCGGACCCAGAATCAAATGGGGATACGGGCTTGTTTCTGTCTTTTTCTGCAACAGGCTCAAAGGCACCCGGTTGCGCGTCTAAAACATCCGCAATCTGTTGATTGCCTAACGTAACAGCCGTTCCACCCGGAATAGTTATCTCACCTATTTTAACAGGAGCCGTTGTTCTTACGTTAGAGGTGCCTGTTTCTGGCTTTGTTTCAGAAACGATAGCACCCGGATTCCAACCCTTTCCGGGTAGCTCATAGTAGTCTTTACTTCCAACAGGTACGGTTTTAATCTCGTCATCTTTTCTAAATACTTGTAACTTTGGATTTTCCGGGGTGTAAGCGCCTTGATATAATGCGCCTTTACCAATCGCATCCCAAAACTCTTTGGAGTTTTCTTTAAATGCCTTTGTTTTTCCATTAACGCCATTTTCATTAGGAATGTATAAGTTAATAACACCGTCTTCGCTTACAGAGGCTTTACCCGCCAACACGCCACCTAAACCACCGTCTTTTTTAGGCTTGATAGCATTAGCTATTTCATCAGTACCCGTAGTAAATGTCTGGCTGGTGCCATCAGGAAATTTTACATTCTGTAATGACGGGGCAGCAGGTGCTGTATACGGTCTAGTCGAAGTGGCAAAACCTGTAATTGAGTTAGCTTCAATAGAACTAACTGTAATCTCATCTCCTGCGGGAACTTTCTGACCTTTAAACACAATTGGCTTTGTTACAGTATAGGTCTTTTTTGTTCCGGCCTCTCCTGTCTTAGTAGGTTCCGTTCCTACGTTAAACATTTTAGCGACGTTGCCCGCCTTAACCTGATCGGGGTTCTCTTCATTCCATTTGTTTATGTAAGCTCTAGCTTGTTCTACCTCTTCAACAGAATTACCGTTAAACGGAACGGTTACTCCGCCCGGAATAACTATGTTCATAGGTTTAAACTCTTTATCTTTTTTCTTCGCTTTAGCTATTGCTAAAGCCTGTTCCGCAGCTATTTCAGTATCAACCTGTGTTTCGCCGCGCTGTACCGCAGCAAGCTTGAGTGCCCGCTCTTCTTTGCCCGCAGCTTTCTTTGCTTCAAGTTGCTGTTGAGCCCGTGCGCCGATAGTCGGCAGTAGCTTTGTTTGCGTAGCAGCCATAGCCAAGCGTTCTGCTGGGCTCATCCCGCGCCGTTCGCCTCCCATAGGCGCAGCAAAAGTTAATGCTGTGTTTGCAATATCAAACAGCATCTGGGCTTGCGTCATGCGCTTTTGTTCTTCAAGGTCCGCGGCTCGTGATTCGGCAGACCCTAACCCTGCTTTTACATAACGGGCCTCCGCGCCTTTGGCCGCAGTTAGAACACGCTCGTCATAGTTAGGTTCATACGCCGGTATTGTCCCCGCAAGAGAAGACGCTTGAGACAAGTTTTGTGGAGACGTAACATTTACGCCTAGCATTTTCTGAAAATCTGCTAGAGTTTCGCCGCCTTTTTCATCTGCTAGAGTTTCGCCGCCTTTTTCAAAGTATTGAACCGGCTGGTTGTCGCCTCGGCGGACCAGCCCGCCTTGGTTAAAATTTACGGGTGGTTGCTGCCCAGCCCCCATCATTGCGGGGTCCATCATAGGGCCGGGAGCCGCGGGCTGCGGAGGAGGAGCTACGGTTGACATAATGCCCTCCGCCATTGCGCCCTCTACTGGCTGCGTCATTTGTTCCGCGGCCAACTCACCAATGCCTTGATCCACAGAAGCTAGCTGGATAACGGGCTGCACCAATGCCAAAACAGACTCAGGGGTTTGCGCGGCATCTTCCGGGCCAACCAAACCAGCAAGCTCTTCGCGGCGAGCTTCAATCGGGGCCTCATCTCCGCGCATCATGTTCATCATTTCTTCAAAGCTGCCGGACTCTTCCAAGTCACCCAAGCCTTGTGACGCTTGAGTCAGCATTGACTCAAGCATAGCCGGGTCAATTTGCTCTTGCGCCATAGGTGCAGGAGGAACTGCGGCAGCAATGCCCGCGTCCATAGGTGCACCACCTTCCTGCATGTAAACCGGGCCGCCGGAGGCGAACATTTGACGATCCATTATGCTTCTATTCATCATTAGAATAACCCTGCTTTCTGTGCTCCAGCATACGCTGATAAGCCCGCAATGCCCATACCCAAAATGGATTGCGCCGGAGATACGTTAGGTGATGTGGCGGATGTAAGTGTTTGCTGCGTAGTCGGAGCACCTTTGTAGATGTCTGACAAAAAGCCCAACCGCTGATACGGCTCGTATAGCTGCGCCATATTGCTTTGACGCTGCGCCTCCAAAGTGGCTTGGTCTTGCGCTTGGAACTGCTTGCCCAAATCGTATAGGTAAGAGGTCTCTTTCTGGCCAAGGCCTTGTGCCATTTCGCCAAGAGAAGCTTGCTGTAGACCAACTCTTCCCAGCGCGTCGCCTTGTGCTAGCTGCTGGCGTTGTGCGTTTTCAAACGCCGCGGCTTGGGCCTGCGCCATTGCCTGCGCCATGTTGCGGCCAATCTCGCCTTGTTGGACAGCCATACGGGATCCGCCGTAAGCGGAAGGCCCGCCGGGCTGACCTACTGCGCCTAACCCGGCTTGCTGCGCTTGAATTTGATAAGACCTAGCAATCTCGTTTTGGACAGACTGCTGATACGGGTTCATGTATGTAGACAAAGATGACGGGTCTAAAGCTTGCTGCGCGGCGGTCAAAGTGCCGGAAGCCTGTGCCATATAAGGGGCGTATGCGCCAATGCCGGAAGCCGCTTGCGCTTGCCCGCGTCGCAAAGCCTCTTGCTGCATACTGGTGAGACCGGCTACCTGCTGTGTCGGCAGAGTGACTGGGGTGTCGGCGAGGCCTTTTGCAGCTTTAATTAATCCAAGCCGGTAGGCTTCAATATCCGGGTCTTCCCGGATAATCTGAATCTGGGTATCAGTAGCCATTATGCAAACGCCCTTCCACGTGACTCTAGATTACGCATCATGTCGTACATGTTGTTAATACCATTGTTTAAGCTTCCGCCTCCTAGCCCGCGAACCGCATCAGTGGTCATTACAAACTCACCCGGCATCAGCATTGCCCGCACACTGTCTTGGTTCGGGATGCCCTCGTTTGGCATAATGCCGCCGTTACGACGCGGGAAAACTTGGCCGCCGTCAGCATAAGGGGAAGGCCGTGCCCCCGGGTACAACATTGTTGGCGGGGTGTAGTTCTGGAAAGAAGACAAGCCGAAGCGGCTCGGGTCTTGCTGATAATATTCTTCTACGCTCAAACGCTCTTCTTCCGGCTCCTCTTCTGGTGCATCAAAGAAACCGGCGGCTGCGGCACCCGCTGTACCCAGCGCGGCGGCAGGGCCATATGCCCGCATCATGCTAGGACCTAGTGTTTCCGCTGTTACGGCCTGCATAGCTTTGCTTGCTTGAGCCGCAGCTAATTCGGGGGTCATGCCGGGGAGGGACATTGCGTTTTGGTAGGCTGCTTGATAAGCTTGGTTGCCCGCCGCGGTAACTTGTGCAGGGGTCGGGCCCGCAGGCATGAACACGTCTTTCGCCGCAGCAAACCGACCTTCGCCGCCGCCAGTAATCATGTTTTTTGCAGATTCTGTTAAATCGGGGACTTTGTAGGGCTCCACGGGAAGTTGATTTCCGTTAAAAGCCGTGCGAAGCGGTTTTACATTAAAGGCATCTAATCTTTCCGCAGCAGTAAGAGACTGTGACGCAGCATCCGGGGTCGGGGCAAAAGTTGCGGCACTGTTACGCGCTGCGTCT